TCATTACGGAAAGCTTAAAAATTTACCTACAGATGCAAAATATAAATATGTTCGAAATCCTATAGCAAAATATTGGGATGGTTTTAAAACATCACAATGGTGTACTGTTATAGATGATATAGCTTTTTTGAAACCTAATGCTTCTCCAGCAGGTGATCCTTCAACATTGGAGGTAATACAAATAATTAATCCTACTCCATTTGTTCCTGATCAAGCTGCTTTAGAAGATAAGGGCAGAATACCTTTTCGAGGTGAACTTGTTATAGCCACTACTAATACTGAAAATTTAAATGCATATCATTATTTTTCGTGTCCTTCTGCAGTTCAACGTCGTTTACCTTATATAATTGATGTTCGTCCTAAAGATGAATATAAAACTGATTCGGGAATGTTAGATAGTTCCTTGGTTAATGAAGAATTTGGTGATTATCCAGATTTATGGATATATACTGTTAAAAAAGTTAATCCCACATCAGCAAGATTATCCGTACGTCTTAATGCAGATATTGAAACTATACATGAAAATATAGATTTACACGACTTTTTATCTTGGTTAAATAAAGCTATAGCTCAACATGATTGTAATCAAGAAAAAGTTCAAAATTCTCTTGATAAATTGAAATCTGTTGTGTTGTGTGGCACATGTAAATTACCCCCTTCTGTTTGTAGATGTAATTTTCAAACACAATCCGAAATCACCGAATACGTCCATGCAGCTTTTTTAGGATTTCTAATTCCATTTTGTTTTCGTCTAACACAAATAGCAATAGAATATCTTATAAACTATATCTTATATTTTCTGTATATATCATATATCCAATGGCCTTTATCTAGATTCTTTTTGGAATTGATGTGGAAAACTGGTGCTATCAAGTATTATGCTAATCATAAACGTACTAAATATATACGTAAAATAAAAGATCAAGTTGATAAAATTCGATTCTCTCGTATTGGATCTCGTATTCAGAAATCCATAGGATATCCTTGGTTCTTTACCTTCTTAGCCGGAGGTATTGTAACCTTTGGAGTATTATATAAGATGTACAGAATACATTCTAGTGTAGGTGATGAAGATAAACCTGTAGGTAAACCATTAGAAATTAAGGTCAATATGCGAAGTGATCGAGACTCTGATGATGATTCTTTATTTTCTGATGATTCATGTCCTGATCATTTAAATCCAGAAAGACTTAAGAAGTATACAAAACATGCTGGAATTTCCAATGATATTGGATCATCTCCGGAACCTACATCAAAACAGAGAGAAAACGTGTGGTATAAAAATGATTTTCAATTGACATCTTTTGATGTTTCAACTAAAACAACAGGTTTTAATGGTTTATCACATAAAGCAATATGTGATTTATTACTTAAGAATTGTTATTCAGCTCGTTTGATTAGTAAAAGAAGTTATATGTCCACTAAAATGTTTTGCATTGGTGGAAGAATTTTTCTTATAAACAAGCATTCTTTAGAAAATATGGATGAAATCTTCGATTTAGAGTTAGTTGCACAATCGCATAAAGATGGTGTAACTCGTAATCGTAGATTTCCAGTTAACAAATCTTCTTTTGTGTGTGATGATACAGATGTTGCTTTAATATCGCTTCCTCTTATGGATGCTCATAAAGATTATACATCTTTATTTGCTTCAGATACTTTTCAAAGTACACAAAATGGATATTTACTTTGTAGATTTGAAAATGGAGAAGACGATGTTCAACCTTTCTGGCGAGCCCATTATTTTGGGGGCTTTACTTGTCCCCAATGGGAAAAACCTATAGCTGTTTGGGAAGGATTAACTGATAAACCTACTATTAAAGGAATGTGTGGATCTATATTTGTTTGTATGAGTGGTCTTGGACCAGTTATACTTGGAATGCATTTTTTGGGTTATGATAATAGAGCTGTTAGTTTAGCAATAACTAGATCATATTTGGAAAATAGATTACAACATTTTGATGAACCCATAATTCAATGTGGCACTCCTGAATTAAGTAGTGTAACAGCTACCATGACTTTAGGTGATCTCAATAAGAAGAGTCCTTTAAGATATATATCTGAAGGTCATGCCAATGTTTATGGATCTTTTATTGGATTTCGTGCATCTCCTAAATCATCCGTTGAACCCTCACCTTTGAGTGAAGAATTGCGACCATATGGTTATGAGATACGTTATGGGGCACCTGTTATGATAGGTTGGGAACCTAAACGTAAGGCATTAATTGAAATGGTTAATACTGTTGAAAGAATGGATGAGAACATTTTGAAAGAATGTTCTAATTCATTTCTTAATGATATTTTAAAATCTATTCCTCAAGGTGAATTAAAACAATGCATGGTTTACGACAATTTTACTGCTGTTAATGGCTGTGCTGGAATTTCATATGTTGATAAAATGAATAGAAATACAAGCGCTGGTAATCCATGGAAGAAGAGTAAAAAATTTTTTATGAAATCTATACCAGCTCGTGGTGAAAATCTTGATCCAGTTGAATTTGATTCTGAGATTATGGATCGTGTAGATACCATTATAGAGAAATATAGAAAGGGTGAGAGAGCTCATCCAAACTTCTGTGCACATCTTAAGGATGAAGCAGTTTCTTTTAAAAAGATAAGAGAATGTAAAACACGAGTTTTTAATGGTGCTCCAGTCGACTGGTCGATTGTTGTTCGTAAATTCTTTTTATCATCTATCCGTTTATTGCAAAATAACAGATTTATTTTTGAAGCTGCCCCAGGAACTATTGCTCAATCTCTTGAATGGGAGGAAATTTATAAATATTTAATCCAACATGGAGAGAATAAAATTGTTGCTGGAGACTATGGGAATTATGATAAAGCTATGATGTCTACAGTTATTTTACAAGCTTTTAAAATCTTGATTAAGGTTAATGAAGCTTCAGAAAATTTTACTCCTGAGGATATAAAGATTATGTATGGCATTGCTGAAGATACTGCCTTTCCTCTTATAGATTTCTTTGGAGATCTTGTAGGTTTTTATGGTAGTAATCCATCTGGTCATCCCTTAACTTTTATTATTAATTCATTAGTCAATTCTTTATATATGCGTTATGTTTATGTTAAATTGTCACCAGTTCATTCATGTGCTCTGTTTAAAGATCACGTTAGTCTTATGACTTATGGAGATGACAATATTATGGGAGTCAGTGATGATGCCCCATGGTTTAATCATACTGCTATACAGGAAGAATTTGCTAAAGTTGGAATTGTTTATACAATGGCTGACAAAGAAGCCAAGAGTGAACCATATATTAATATATCACAAGCCAGTTTTTTAAAGAGAATTTGGAAATATGATTCTGATATAGGTGCATTTGTTTGTCCTCTTGATCATAATTCTATTGAAAAAATGTTGATGATTTGGGTTAAGTCTAAAACTATCTCAAATCAAGAACAAATGTGTGCTATTGTTGCTAGTGCCGTCCGTGAATATTTTTGGTATGGTAAAGAAGTTTTTCATAAGAAAAGTGAAATGCTTAAAAAAGCTCTTCACAATATTGGATATGAAAGATGGATTGAACCATCAACCTTTCCAGAATGGACCCAATTAAGGGAAGAGTTTTGGAAAGCATCGCAACATTTGGGAGTTTAACATAACTTCCACAAATATATACTTGGAATGCATTTTTTGGGTTATGATAATAGAGCTGTTAGTTTAGCAATAACTAGATCATATTTGGAAAATAGATTACAACATTTTGATGAACCCATAATTCAATG